GTTGAAAACACGTTGATGTTCTTACAGGAATCCTGTACCCTCGCGGGCCAGGACCCTTACGTGGTATGATTTAAACCGTTCCCTGTGGCTCAGGAAAGGGTCTCCACTGTAACCCTATTGTGGGGTCATTAGGTGGGAAAGAGTCTAGGGCAGGTTTTGCCCTAGGATCGAAAAGAATCCTAGCCAACTCTTTAATTTGGTAGCATGGATCGGCTTCTTTGGACGTGTATTCAGTCCAAGATGACTCATGAGAGAGTAATCGGTTCTTAGGCGAAAGGCTAAGATAAAACTCCAAGAGTATATCCAAGTGGCGTATATCATCGCGCCACTCGTGGGTTTCAATCCACCTATACACTTCACCGATTCGATCTTTTTCGGCTTGGTTTAGCTTATTAAACAAGGGATAAAACAACCTTGTTATTTCGGCTACACCTTTTCTAGGCATTTCGGGAAAACCGTAATACCCTGCCTTCGCCCATGAAGCATATATGAGTGAAGGGGTCTCGAACTGAACGAGTCGAGACAAGATCGCATCGCGAATCTGAGGTATATTACACTCATTCCTCGCTAGCCAAGCTCCAATACTGGGGTAAGACTCCCTAGTGACTCCAGGGAGTCGAGCAAGCAGCTTAAAGTAAGCTGCCCTACCCGTCGAACACTTATCAACTCACGCAGAGGAACGTACTCGATATCCGAATCCTAAGAACCGCAGGACATCGCATAAGCGATACGGTCCGGTCGACCTAAAAACTTCATAGGCGACGGACACCGAATGTCGTGCAGCCATAAAGGCTTTAAGAGGTAGTGGAGAAAGATCTACATCCACTCCCCCGAATTTCTTTGCGAATTCGAAAAATCCGGTAGAAGACTGAACTGACTTCGTAGGGGATATCCCCACATCGAGCTGCTTCATGACCATCTTATAACGGAAGGCCACCTCTTTATTGAGGATGATAACATCGTCGCCAAGGACTACGTAGTCCTCGAATCAACACTTAAGCCCCACTTCGGTGGCACAAAACTGAATAATAAAGTGATGTGTCAACGCAAGCATGGCCCATGAGGAAAAGGCACCCATAGGTTGACCCGTTTTATAGCGGACTGACTTTTTCAATTGGGGGACGTAATAGTCCCGGTCAATAAGAATTCGAGCCCAAACACTACCAAAACTCTCCTGGATTTCGTTCAATAATAAGATTTGAAGTATTACAGGTAATCTATCTGTAGCTGCTGATAAGTCGTATGAGAACACGGAGAGGTCCTCGTTATTTAATTTCTTCCTTCTCAGGACCGACCTTGCATATTCTAGGCCGGCATTTTGGTCAAAAGTTGCGTCCTGTTTGA